TTGAGTAACACGATGAACACCTGACCCCATTCCAGTATTCTTTCCGTAAGGACTATACTTACGGTGTTCATCAAATTGGTCAGGGGAAACTACTTGCATTTCTCCGGCGGTCTTGTGACCCCATACCATAACGCCTTTCACTTTAGGCACGTGCTCAGCGCATGACATACAATAATTATAGCCAGCATCAACTCGTGCTGGGATTACTTCTTTATAACAATGAATACATTCCATAATAAAATTTACTTTTTAAGTTTTCTAATTTCTTTTTCAATATCCTTTATAATATCGTCGTAGTGCGATATCAAAGTGGGTATATGCACGTCGGCATCCTTTAAGATTTTAACGTGGCTTCCCTTACCACTTTTCAGTTCCTTTCTGGTTTGCTTATGGCAACTCAGATCCTGTTGCAGCATTTCTAATTCGGTCATAAGAACTTTTTCAACACTTCACCTATAACATCGGGAGAAAGAATTCCTTCGTAGCTATATTTGTGTTCACCGTCTGAAACGACAAAAAACGGAAGAGAAGATATTGTGTGACCCATTTCTCTAAGGTGCTGAAGAACACCTGCCACAGCTAAAGGATTCCCTTGAAGCGACAACGTTTCACACTGATGGTTGAATTCATTTGATAGGCGCTCAAGGTCTTCAAGGTACGGAGGACAGAGTTGGCAATCCTCACTATAAAAGACGTTCACCTTGGCCATTATGAATTCCTTCGGATGCCAAGGATTCTCGATTTATAATAGTCAAGAGATATTTCGCCAATTGCCTTGTATCGCGTAGATCTGTGAATGGCCTTTCCGCCACCTTTGTAAATTAGGATATGTCCACTTCTGGAACTTCTTCCTCGTGATGTGATAATAATATCGCCTGCCCGAATGTTGGAGTATTGTACTTTCGTCCCCCATTTAAGCCACGATCTAGCAAAGCTCGATGATGAGGGTGGGGTTCCTCCCGCTCTTTTAACAACGTGTGAAACATAGTTGGCACATTGAAGACTAACACCTTTTTTATAATAAGTGCCAATGTCCCGTGTTGCAATACTTGCGATTTTCGAAGAACTTGCCACGCCCTTCAACTTTAATTTTGAAAAGACTTCTTTAAGATCGGTTTCAGACTCTTTTGATTTGGTTGATCTGGAGTGAGCCGGCTTTGGTTTTGGCGATGCCATTCCCATGAGAGATACAAGCGAAAGGCTGAGAAAGAGTGCGGGTTTTTTCATATGATTCTAATCAAGTGGTAAAATTCTCCACTTCAAAGTTGTATGTCGGTCTTTCATAAGTTTCTTGCTGTCATTTTTTCTTTTATCCAATACGTGATTTGCTTCAAGCAAAGAACAGCACTTTTCGTCCGTTATCCATTTCTGGTGAAGCGGATGCTTATATTGAACTAAATATCTAACATTCATTTTTTGTTTTTGTCGTCGGTTAATTCAATAACCTTCTCACATCTTTTTGAAATGGTCTTTATTCCATCCCTAAGAATGCTGCGTTGCTGATAAATGTCAAGGTCATGATCGGAATAAATGCTTTCCAAAAGTTCATCAAGGTCATGCTTTATCAATTGTAGTAAGAAAGAAGCTTCATTGAATTTCATATTTTTTATTTATCGGTTGTATTGAAGAGTAATAGCGCCGTCGATAGCGATACCTTCGCGTTCCATTCTCACTAGAGATAATAGAATGTCTTTCTCCCAAGGATCAAACCACGCAAAGAATCTTGCGAAGAATGTCTCCATCTCTGCTTCCGACTTAAGGGCAAATCGATTAATAATGGACCTATGAATGTTCCATACTTGGCCGTCTTTATTTGTAATGGTAATTGTATTAGTCATTGGCACAAGCCATTTTGTAAAGCATGTCATGAGGAGCCAGAAGCTCGTCAATGGACATACGTTGAAGCCCTTTATCTTACTCTCTTATTATATCAGAGTTCCTTTTCAACCGTCTCCTGGATTGCGAGTTCGACTCGCTCCCAGATAGACTCTTCACATGAATTCATCACAGCATCATCTAGAGCTTGACACACCTTATTGGCAAACTCAACCGGAGTCATGACTCCGACCGGAGTCTCGAAGTAGAGTATATTGGCCTCGTCGAGAGTGTCTATTACGATCGTGCAAAGTTCCTCCCGGAGCGAGGCAGGATCCTCATTCTTAGCGATAACACGGCGCGTTGCATTCTGAAGGCGGGTTTTGATTTCTTGTGGTCTCATAATATAATAGGATGGTTAAAATTAATTGTATTAGTCATTGGCACAAGCCATTTTGTAAAGCATGTCATGAGGAGCCAGAAGCTCGTCAATGGACATACGTTGAAGCCCTTTATCTATGATGCTTTGATTGTCACCGCCATTCAAACTTCTAACCCAGTCCAAAAGCGTCAGACAAATGCTAATAAGGTTGTAGTTTCTATCGCCAATTTCCGTGTAAAAGCTGGCGGAGGTCAAGGTCTCTTTCATTTCCATGATAAGATTCCATTCGGCTCGGCGCATGATGCCGGTTACAATGTCAAGGTTATTTACTCCAGCAAGCTCTCGCTTGAGCTGAATAGGAGTTGTGATTTTGGTGTTAGAGCTGTTCATAATATAATAGGTGGTGGTTTTGCTTACAGATATATTCTACCACACTTTGGGATAAATGTAAATAGAAAAATGCTAAAAAAATGAAAAAAATGCATTTTTTGCCGGATTTGACACAAAACTTGCCCAATTTGATACAAAACGGCTATAATGATGATCTGACCAACTCAGAGGAAGTCCACTTCTGTTCTCTATCGCTCCACCAATGGGTATACTCTGGTGTAGTGATCAGAAAGCTATCTTGAGCGGTAGATTCCTTTAGCTTAAACCCCAGAGCTTTAGCTTTGAAGAAAATCTCTTTCGCAGAGGTGGAAAACTTAGGATAATTGAGAAACTCAATAACGGCTCCGGTCTCCTCTCCACCACAGTATATGAAAGATGTTTCGGAAACGTTTACACAACATGGATTCTCCTTACACCAATGTCTGCAAGTTTGCTTTATCACATCAATCGGACCACTGATATAAATCCTAGCAAAAGTAGACGGAGAGGATAGGTGTCTTTTAAATTGATTCATAATAAAAGGTATAGTATATCAACAGGGAATGAGACGTGTTTGTTAGTCTTTGTTTGTGTTGTTTAGAACACTTTCGATTTCAATAAAGCGGTTGTTATGAACTTCATGTTCATTCCAAACCCCTCTGAGTTCGTCGGTTATTCTTTGATCGAATCTGGAATCTACTTTGTCGAAGTTTCTCCAAACTTCACTGTCGAGATGCCCGATCATTGTTTCTGTTTCTTCGGCACGCGAATTTGTGCTATATTCCAGTTGTTTAAGCTCTCCCGATAATCTCACAACCTTGAACCCCAACCATACTGTGTATGACAAGAACCCCAAGCTGAATACAGTCACCAAGATGCCATTTACTATAATCGCAGTTTCCATAAACTTTGTCTTTCTATTTTAAGATTGATCTCAAAGCCCTGCGATATACTATACCTAAATGATAATGAATTCCTTTTTCTTCTTAAATGCTTTCCGCATCTTCCTCAGAGTTTTCAGCTGAGCTAAGGTTTCTTCGGATGCGGGTACGCAGCCGCCGTCCGCAATATCCTTCATCACCATATGAATGGCTGTGTCCAGCGCGCTAATTGCAATTTTAGATTGATAGATTGAATACCGTTTCATAATTATTCTTCAGTCTTTTCTGTATCCTTCAGTCTTTCAGCCTCTTCCTTTTTAATATTAAGAAGCGATTCATACGCCGCTGAAAGGTCTTTGCGGTTCCTCGAGGAAAGCTTAGACTCCTTAGCTTGAATCCGCTTGTACTCAGACTCGATTGGCAAAACCCAGGGTTCGCTTTCTTCTGGAATTTCCTGGCCCGTCTCAACCATAATGGTCAAAGCAAGGCGTTTGCTGAATTGGTAGTTTAAGTCTGATGGTTTCATAATTAAGTTGTTTTCTTAGCGGTCTTTTTCTTGGTTGTTTTCTTTTTAGGTGGATTTTCTTTTAATCTGGCTTTGGCTTCCTCTTCTCGGGCTTTATTTCTCGCCTCAAGTCGTTCAACCACAGTGTTCGCATCCATCCAAATATCTTTATCATCAACAAGGTTGCTAATCTCTTCTACCGTGAGAAAGTCTTCATATTGAGAACGGAAAAGCTTTTCAGACCACTTCCTGTCGTGAATCACATTTGAATACATCTCTCCTCCTTTACCAATCATCCCTCCGCTGTAGTTATGAAAGAGAAACGCGCTGTGTTCATTGATTGCAAATTCATCGCCTTGAAGAAAGATTAAAGTTGCTGCGCTCATGCAAGCTCCGCTTACGTTCATAACAATATGTGCGTTGCATTCATCAAGAACTTGAAGAAACTGAACGGTGGTAAAAAGATTACCACCCGGGCAATTAATATGAAAGTTGATTATATCTGTTGGTCGCGCATTGCGAATTTTATGAAACCACTCAATGTATTCAGAGGCTTCTCCAATATTTCCGGATAGGTAAAAATCCATTACGGATCCATACTCACCTGAAAAGTTATTTGCTTTTCCTCCGCCGAAAATATCTTCCATTCCCAAAGCGTCGGGGGTTGTATTATTTGTATGCATATTATTAAAAATGACTTAATCTGATTTACCGTCTTCTATGTCCATACTCTGTGACAAGTCACACGCTATAAAAGATACGGCTTTTAGAATATCTAAGTTGGTGTATCCCTCGGCTTTTAATGATTTCAGCGTGCAGAATAAGTGTTCTGTAACAATTCCCCAATTTTCTTCTTGCAGATTGAATTCATCTTCAGTATTATAGTCATCCATATTATAGTCATCGTCTTCCATAGTATTTTTAAGTTATCCTCGTTTCTTTTTAAGGCCAAACAAGCCCAAGGGAAAACGCTTACCCAGTTTAAATTTTAGTTTACCTGTTGTGCAATAAGTATTCCAGTTATCTTTTAAAGCAGTAAAGTTATAACCTTTATCCGATCCTTTTCTAGCTACATAAGAGCTTCTTGATTCTGCGGCTACTTCCCATCTATCTCTCAACGAAGTCCAACATCCGCACGCGGTTCGTTGCATATCTTCCGTGATTCTAATCTTTGGAACAAGGCTGCATCTCGGGCACCTTTTCCATTCAACGTAGTCACTTGGATACCAATAGCTGTTACCCACGTTAATTCCCCGGTGAACTGGACACTTGAGATGCGCCTTATTCATTTTCATTGAAGAATTATTCGTGTTTGATTTGCGATTGCTTTCCTGAGTTCTTATGAATCTTTTTAAGCAAACAATTCCAATCGCCCCCAGCTCTCTTAATCGTCGACTTTGTACCAGAATAGGACAGCTGCACTGCGGTGGCCTTTCTTTTTTTCTTGCCAGTCTCGCAGTATGGACAAGGATCACCCACGGGATCATCTCTGTTATCCATCGGGTGGTTTTCTTCCCAAGTCTCACCACATGTTTCGCAGCAGTATACGTAAGTCATTTTATTTATCACCAAGCAGTGTTGGAAATGCTTTGCGAACAGTAGCTTCAGTAAGTGTCTTATAAAGACCTTTAAGATTCTTATCCTTTACAGCAATCACAATCTTAGCGTCAGCAGCGCATAACGATTCAAGAAGTTTAATGTAAACAGTTTCTTTCTTGAGCGCTGGCAATGGTGATTGTTTGACAAGATGGCGAAGTTGTTTAACAAGCTTTTCAAAATGGCGGGCTTGGTTCCCTGCCACAGCTTCGTCTTCTTTATAAGGAGGTGTTCCTTCTGGGAGATCAAATTCAACGCCTTCTTTATAATTGGCTTGAAGGAGTGTTTTGATTCCAAAGGTTGCGTGATCCTGTAAAAGCTTTACCCGTTCTGGAACTCCCTCGGCTTCTTCACAAAGCTGAAATAATTCGTGAGGGAGTTTGGTCCTATTATTTTTTGGTGTTTGATTTTTCATTGTAAACGCTATATTGTTGTTTCTAGTATTATATATCACTTGATAAAGAACTCTTCTGCACAGGCTACAAGCTGGCTGCACCGACGAGTAATGAGATAATTAAGAACCTTTCCGTTTGGCTTAACTTCCTTTTTATTATATTCTTCCTTGATTCGGGACACAACATCTTCCGGAATCTGAGAAAGATCAATCACGCTTTTATTGCGAATGTAATTGCGATATGTTTGTTCATCAAGAATCTCTTTCATGTCGCCTTTACGAGAAGCATTGTACCATTCTTCAATCTTCTTAGCTCGAAGCGGTGTTTGGCGTGATTCGGAAACAAATACGTCATCAGCTGAAAGAACATTAGGAACACCGTCACCACTGTCACCACGAACTACATGCTCGAAAAGATACTTATGTGGGTTGGTATCCTTTACAAGTTTCTTGGTAAGAGGACTGAATTGCTGAACATTGTCGTACTTTTGAAGCTGAATAAAATCTTTATCAGCACTGATGATCATAACCTTTTCGTGGTTGCCAAACTCTTGGGTTGTTTCTACAAGGGTTGCAATAACGTCATCAGCTTCAGCATTGCTTACCTGCACTACTGGAAACGGAAGATATTCGTCAATCTCATCCCTTACTTTGTTAATGCTCTCGAAGATTGATTTCCAATCCATGTCCGAGCTTTCCCGATTCTTTTTACGAGCTGCTTTATATTCGGGGAAGGTACCTTTCCGCCAACTCCCCGCATCACAGGCAACAATTAATTTACCGTACTCATCGCGGTATTTGAGATTGTACATTCTCAACGAATTGAGAATCATGTGACGCAATAGGTTTTCGTCGATGTTTGATTTTGGCTGTGAGAACACAGTAGAGATTGAGATTCCAGAGAAGTCTACGATAATCATTTTGGTATAGATTTTGTTTGTTACTACTATTATACCATAGAAAGGGAAGGATGTAAATCATTTTTTGAGGTTTTTAACGTGGCTGTGATGGATCCTCGCTTGGATAATTCCGTTATAGTATTCATCACTTAGTAGTACTTCACGATCAACCTGCTCCTTTAGTTCCATATAGCTCATCTCGCCAAGGCCACTACAAAGGTGAAGTATTTCCCTCTTAAATCGTTCTCCGCCAAATTCTTCCACAAGAGCTTTGGTTTCAGGACTTGAACCGTAATATGTTTGCCAATCACTTTCAGCAACTGACCGCCGCTTTCTCTTTTTACCCTTTAGTGGGGGGCGAGTTATCTTCCGCGTAAATTTTTTCTTTCCGATATATTTCTTGCCGTTTTCGGTATCTGTAAGGCAATATACAAACCCAACATAATCACCGATCATGTCTGATGTAAATTCCTTACCTTGATAGACCCACATTAAATCTATCTATAAGAAAATTAAAGTGATCCGTCGTAGGACTCGTGCGAACCACAGAATGGACAATATTGCGGGAATTCTTCTTTGTCGTAATCATCGTAGTCCATGTCGGTATCTTCTACGTCGGAGAAAGACGCCTCTTCATTATCGTCCCACGTGATTTCGTAGGAAGCATTACAGTTCGAGCAACGTTTATCAGTAATCATTTTTTCTATCCTTCACACGACTTGCATGTGTTTAATGATCGCGCAAGTTCCTGCGCAGGGTTACCACTCCTTTGGTAATACATTCCCTTTATCCCACTTTCCCAAGCGTAGATCAGCAGTTCATTTACTTCTTTTGGTTTGGCCTTTGGTGGAATCATTAAATTCAAGCTTTGTCCTTGATCAACAAACTGCTGTCGTTGAGCAGCTTGAATAACAATTTCCTTTTGAGATATCTCACCAAAGGTTTTAAACACGTCCTTCTCTTCTTCGCTTAACTCAGCAAGGTGTTGAACAGAACCACCATGTTGAAGAATCTCTAGCCATACTTCTTGTGTGTCTAGTCCTCTTTCCCGTAGTAAGGATTTAAGGTAAGGATTCTTAAAGGTAAACTTCCCTTTGGCGAGGTCCTTTGTAAAATAGTTTGAGTTGAGCGGTTCGATACTTGGTGATACTTGGCCGAGAATAAACGAACTTGATGTTGTTGGTGCAATGGCAAGGGTAGTAACATTCCGTCGGCCGTATCCCTCAAGAAGAGAAGGTTCTCCGTACTTTTCAGCAAGTTCTTCCGAGGCTGCATCTGTTCTAATACGAATGGTACTCCAGATTTGGTTATTATGCATCTGAGCCTGAAGACCTTCAAACGGAATCATCTTCTGTTGCAGATAAGAGTGCCAACCAAGAACCCCAATACCAAGAGCGCGCTGAGAGATGGCAAAATTGCGAGGGGCATCCATGTGAGGGATACCTTCTGTCTTTGTTATGAACTCAGACATAACAGCATCAAGAAAATACGTCAGCGTTTCCACCGCATCTGTTACTTGAATCTCGTCCCATTGCTCAAGGTTAAGCGAGGATAGGTTGCAAACAAAGCTTTCATTCACGTCCGAACTAAGGAAAATTTCGTTGCAAAGGTTACTAGCATAAATGGTTTTACCTTTGTCTTTATACACCTGTGGAGCTGCGTTATTGGCATTGTCCGAGAACATCAGATAAGGATACCCGCTTTCAAAACGCTTCTTGATAACCAATCCCCAGATACGACGCTTTTCTTTATCGCCTTCAATCATGGACTTCATCCACTCATCAGAGATGGTAACACCAATGCTCATCTCTTGGATTTCATGACCTTCACCACGAATCTTCAGAAACTCTTCAATGTCAGGATGATCAACTGGAAGGTAAGCAGCAAAGGAACCGCGGCGAACGTTTCCCTGAGATACCACGCTCATAAGCTTGTCGTAAAGCTCCATAAAATGAACCG